CCCTGTATCGTTGTACGCTGACATCTGATGACTAGACTATAAGTCCTCCAACAACTATATAGCCTAACAACAACCAACTAGTCATCGGATTTGAGTGTACAAATGTATTAAAGGTGAAAAGGTATGAGCACAGAAGTCAAATGTATTAAACGTAAATGCCTGAATAATAAAAACGGCGTTTGCACAGCACAACTAATTGAATACGACGGCCTGTGTCAAACGTATATCACACACGACCACGCACATAAAAGTAATTGTGGATTATGCACTCGTTCACACGGCCGATTTAAGAGAAACAGCCGTGATGTATTAAGATAGCCAGGAGGTGAGATAGTGGCTGCATTAGCAAATAAACGACATGAAAAATTTTGTCATGAGTACATCAAGGATATGAACGCTACACGGGCTGCTATTCGCACTGGTTACTCAGAGAAAACAGCTAAGATGCAAGGTAGCCGCTTGATGACTAATGATGACATCAAGGCAAGGGTTAAAGAGCTTCGCGACGCCTACTTCAATGAAAACATCATGACGGCTCAGCAGGTCGAGTATGAGTTAACACGAATTGCCCTGGGGCTCTCAAATGAAAAGCAAGTGGTTATCGAGGGTACAGGGGAAGGATGTTCTGAAGCTCGAATTATCGATAAACCGCCGGACGAGAAGTCAAGACTAAAAGCCCTGGAGCTAATGGCTAAACGCCATAGAATACTCAGCGGTGATACGACTATCGATATTAAGCCTGTACTTATCGTAGGTGGTGACGATATTGCAGACTAACAGAGTGTACTTGCCTGATATCGTAGGCAAGGGATACGGTGCTTTTTGGCGATTCAAAGGGCGTTATAAAGTAGTCAAGGGCAGTCGTGCCAGTAAGAAGTCCTCTACGCAGTCTCTAAAAGTCATTATGGAGATAATGGAGAACCCTTGTATAAACTGGCTAGTCGTTCGTAAGACAGAACGGACTTTGCGTGACAGTTGTTTCGCGCAGCTTAAATGGGCTATGCGCCAGTTGAAGGTGGAGCGGTATTTCAAATGTTCCGTATCGCCACTTGAGATAACATATATCCCAACAGGGCAGAAGATTCTATTTCGTGGTCTCGATGATCCTTTAAAGGTAACGTCCATTACTGTTGAAGTTGGAGCGCTGTGTAGGCTATGGATTGAAGAAGCTTACGAGATTATGAGTGAAGATGCCTTCAACAGACTGGATGAATCTATTCGTGGCCAGTTGCCTGAAGGTTTGTATCACCAGGTAGTCTTAACCTTTAACCCGTGGTCAGATAGACACTGGCTAAAGAAACGCTTCTTTGATGAGCCTAGTGAAAACGTGCTAGCCATGACAACGAATTACCTGTGTAACGAGTTCCTGAGTGAATCTGACTTAGTGTTATTCGAAGAAATGAAGAAGAATCCTAAGCGGTACCAAGTAGCAGGGCTCGGCAACTGGGGTGTTGTTGAGGGACTGGTTTACGAAAACTGGAAAGAACAAGAATTTAGTATTGATTATATTAGAGGTCAAACCGGTATCAAGTCCGCGTTTGGCCTTGATTTTGGTTATACGGTAGACCCTACAGCGCTAGTGTGCATGCTAGTTGATATGGAGTATAAGAAAATCTACATATTCGATGAGCTGTACGAAACAGGGCTTACGAATCAACAATTAGCATCTCGTATTATTGATATGGGGTACGCAAAAGAGAAGATAAGGGCTGATAGCGCCGAGCCTAAATCTATTGAGGAATTGTACCAGGCAGGGCTAAAAGGGATAACCAGGGCTCGCAAGGGCAAGGACAGCATATTAAATGGTATTCAAAGGATACAAGACTACGAATTAATCGTTCATCCAAGATGCGTTAATGTGCTGCGTGAATTATCCACGTACCAATGGGCGAAAGATCGCTTTGAGAAATACACAGGGAAACCTGAAGACGAAAATAACCATGCTATGGATGCTATGCGGTATGGTTTGGAAGATATTAATGTAGAAAGGTGGTCGTTTGATTGATATTATCTCAGCTGTGGGACCGCATCATAAAAGGTTCAGCGACTATGTCGGAACGCGAGTTCCTACAAGCACAACTGCGTAATTTTCTAGGTAGCGAACAGCGAAAAACGATGTGTACTGCTATCGATTATTATGACGGTAAACATGACATTTTGAATAAGCAACGATACGTTATTGGTGAGGGTAATACGCGAATAGCGTTACAGGGCGTTCCTAATAATCAGATTGTTGATAACCGATTTGATGATTTAGTAGACCAAAAGGTTAACTACTTATTGTCTAAGCCATTAGATATTAACACCGATGATGACGAGCTCGATAAGATGTTTGGTATTCAATTCCAACGCTTATTAAAGTCTGTAGGTAAGTTTGCAACAATGGCTGGTAAGGCTTATATCCATCCGTACATAGGTATCGATGGCACGCTAAAGTTTAAGATGATGAAACCGCATCAGGTTTTACCATTTTGGGCGGATGAGGAGCACACACAACTAGATGCGTTCTTATACTTGTACGATATTGAGTACTACACAGGACTAGAAACTAAGACCATTCACAAAGTGGAATACTACACACCGAATGGTATTCAGTATTTCGTATGGGATACGGAACGTTTAGTCCCTGATCCGGATAAAGAAAATACTGCCAATTTTGCTATTGCCGATAAACCGTATAACTGGGAACGTATTCCTCTCATTATGTTCCGTGCGAATGAATTTGAGCAACCGCTTATCGTTAAGGTTAAATCCCTACAGGACGCACTTAACCGGTTACTATCTAATTTCCAAGATAATATGGAAGAGGATATCCGCAGCACAATTCTGATTTTGCAAAACTATGATGGTGAAAATCTCGCTGAGTTTCGCCAAAATCTTGCTTCGTATGGGGCAATCAAGGTTCGTACAGTAGATGGTGTCAACGGGGACGTTAAGGCCTTAAAAATAGAGGTGAATAGCGACAATTACCAATTACTGATTAACATTTTGCGTAAAGCTATTATCGAGAACGGCCGGGGCTTTGATGCTAAGGACGATCGTATGGCTAACAATCCTAATCAGATGAACATTATGTCCATGTACTCTGATATTGATTTAGATGCCAATGAAATGGAGCTAGAGTTTAAATCTAGCTTGCACGATTTGATGTGGTTCGTTAACACGTATCGCGGTTTAACTAATCAAGATACAGTTGAAGAAGTGGACTTCATATTCAATCGTGACTTACCTATTAATGAAGGAGATACCATTAACAACTGTAAAAATTCTGTTGGTATCATATCCCATGAAACTATTATCGCAAATCATCCGTGGACGACAGATGCTGCGGAAGAACTTGCTAAAGTAAAAAAGGAACAGTCCGAAGTAACAGCAGATTTTGTTGTACCGAACGGCGGTGAGGCAGATGGCGAATGATTACTGGGAGAAACGGTATGAGCGATTACTAGACGCGTCGTTTCAGAAAGCGAATCTCACTGATGCGGAAATCAAAGCTAACTACGCCAGGGCGTTACGCCGGATAGAAAAGGCTATCAACGATTGGTATCGCAGATTCGCTACAGAAAACGGCATCCAATTAGCTGAAGCAAGGAAACTACTGAACGCCTATGAGATGAAAGCCTTTAAAATGGATTTGGCTGAGTTTAAGGCAGAAGCTAAGAAACTCGGTGTATCAGAAGAACATCAACAAATGCTATCAAATGCGTCCATTCGTGAACGATTAAGCCGTGAGCAGATGCTGTATATCAATGTGGTTCATGAGCTTGAAATACTGGCTCAAAAGCAGAGTATTTTGCTTAATGACTTATTGAAGGATGTGTATCAGTCCTCCGCGTATAAGTCCGCATATACCGTGCAGACACAACGCGGAGAATATTCACCTATTAATACGATTGATAGCAAGCGCGTTGATAGCGTGGTTCACAGTCAATGGGCGAGTGATGGCAAGGACTTCAGCAGTAGGATTTGGGGAGATACAAGTAAGTTAGTAGCTAACTTGCAGAATGATTTCACCCAAGCCCTTATTATCGGGCAAGGAGCGGATACGATGGCAGATAATCTGCATAAGCGGATGAAAACGTCATACAGTAACGCTAAACGATTAATCGAAACAGAGACGGCACGGGTTCACGAGCAAGGGTTTCTTGATAGCATGAAAGAACAGGACGTCGGGGAGTTAGAGATACTGGCTACGCTAGATAGCCATACTTCTTCTATCTGCAGACACATGGACCGTAAACGCGTTCGTCTCGTCGATGCTAAACCTGGCGTAACCGTTCCGCCGTTTCATTGCTATTGCCGGTCAACTACAATTCCATATATCCCTGGACTCGAAGGGGGAACACGCACAGGTAGAAATCAGAATGACAAGAGTACTGATTTTGACGGAGCGATAACCTATGAGGAATGGGAAAAAGAATTTATTAATTAGCAGCGGAAACGCTGCTTTTTTATTGCCATTTTAGTATTGTTGGGCGATAACTAACAAGACCGTAGCCGTGAGGTGTGGCTCACGAAAATAAAGCGAAATGGGTATTTTTTTAGGAGGTCACTATGACTAAGGAAGAATTGTTAGCACTAGGATTAACTGAAGAACAGACTGCTAAGGTCGTTGAAGACTATGGCAAGAATTATGTGTCTAAGGATCAATTCAATGCTAAGAATGAGGAACTCAAATCCGTAAAAGGAGAACTCACGACTCTTAACAGCGAGATTGATAACCTCAAAAAATCTAATGCGGATAATGCAGAGCTTGCGAAACAAATTGAAACGATGAAAGCTGATGCCGAAACTCGTAAAGCTGAATACGAGGGTAAAATCGCACAACTTGAAATCGACAATATTGTGAACGTAGCATTGTCTAATGCAAAAGCTAAAAACAACGTTGCAGTCCGAGCGCTATTGGATTTAACCGATGCAAAAGTGAAGGACGGCAAAATCAAAGGATTAGATGAACAACTTGCTGAAGTTGCTAAAGCTAATCCTTATTTATTTGGGGAAGCGTCCGCTCCTAAAGGTGTAGCGCCTGGTAACCCTGGCGGTAAAACACCAAGTGGCGCAATAACTAAAGAAGACTTCGCTAAAATGACGTACTCTCAACGGGCGGAGTTATTCGCAAACGATGTTGAACTTTACCATTCATTAACAGGAGGAAACGCTAATGAATAAACAATTCTCTTTTAATTTACAAACATTCGCAGCAGGTCCTACGCAAGTTGCTAATGTAGTTAACCCTCAAGTAATGGCGGACATGGTATCCGCAGGCTTACCAAAAGCCATTAAATTTACTCCAATCGCTAAAATCGATAACACATTGGCAGGCGTACCTGGTAACGAAATCACTATCCCAGCATGGGGCTACATTGGTGATGCGGAAGACATTGCAGAAGGCGTAGAAGTACTTGCAACTCAAATGTCCACATCCGTCGCTAAAGCTAAGATTAAAAAAGCAATGAAACGCGTTGATATCACAGACGAAGCTAAACTATCCGGTTATGGCGACCCAGTAGGCGAAGCTACTCATCAATTACGTTTGTCCTTGGCATCTAAAATCGACCAAGACGTAGTAACAGCTCTTGGCGGAGCTACTCTTACTGTAACTGATACTAAAGTTATTTCTTATGAAGGTGTAGTCAACGCAGTAGATAAATTGAACGAAGAAGACTACGTTGAAAAATATTTGTTCGTAGCACCTTCCCAAATCACCGCACTTCGTAAAGACGCTAACTTCATTGATAAAACAAAATACGGTAACGACGTTATGATGACTGGTGAAATCGGTATGATTGCCGGCTGTCGTGTTGTAACATCTCGCCGCATCAATGACACAGGCGCAACTGTTGATAACTTCATCGTTGGTGTAACTGCAGAAGTGGAAGATGGTACGCCTGTATTACCAGCTGTAACAATCTACATTAAACGCGACGTTATGATTGAAGCTGATCGTGTTCCTGAAAAAGGTTTGGACAAAATCGTTGCTAACGAACACTACACTGTTGCATTGACTAACCAATCCAAAGTTGTAAAAGCTACATTCAAAAAATAGCAGGTGAATAATATGACCTCGAAAGAGACAGTTTTACAAATTCTTGAATCGTGGCTTGGGTATGATGCAATTTCTGATGTAAATATCATTGAGTATATGATTGATGCGGAAACACAACATATCCTCAATGATATCAATCAGAAAGAACTACCTAGCGAATTACAGCACGTTCTCGTATATCGTGTAATTGGCAGCTATATCACCACAAACAAAAATAAATTGATTGAAGCTGACGGAGAAATGGCGAGTTCCATTAAAATGGGCGATACTGAAGTTCAGTTTAAAGGACCCGACAAGGCATCTCGTCTCCAAGAATTGGCCACCGCTTTGAGTGGATATGGAAGGGGTGACTTGGCGTGCTTCCGACGGCTAAGATGGTAGATGCTGCTAGAAAGCAGTTAGAACGATTATATGATTGTACGTGCTATGTTATCTCAGAAGTGGATGCAATGGACCCTGATACTGGAATTATGAGTAAAACGGCCAGTAAAGAGGGTCCTTTTGCTTGTAGAATCAGTTATAAAACTCTCTCTACAGGCCAAAACGCTGAGATTGCGAAATTTAGTACCACCACGGTACTTTTCACCGCTCCGGATGTAATCATACCAAAAGGAGCTCGAATCGAGCTTATAGGGCGAAATACGAAGCAACTTTTTCGCAGTGCCTCGATTTCTGCACGATATGACACCCATCAAGAGGTGCAGCTCGAAAATTTAGAGGTGCATTGACATGGGCGTTGAATTTGATATGGAAGATTTTGCTGAATTTAATCGTAACTTGGTTAAACTGAGTCAGTCGGGCAGTCTTCAGGACTTCAACAAGCAAGTTGTGAAGGAATTGGCCAATGTGTATGTGCGTGAAGCTAAATTGAATACACCAGTCGGAAAACGATCGGTTAAATTCATGCAAGACGGCAAAGTACAAACAAAGTATTTTGATAGTGAGCATACCCGCCAATCGTGGAGTGTTGGTAGATATCAACTGAACGAAAAAACCGGACGGATTGAGGTATTTAACACATCCTCTTACGCCTCGTTCCTTAATGACGGGCACAGGCAAGAAGTTGGGAGATTTCTTCCTTGGATAGGCCAATCTAAAGGCGGAGTTATGCAAGGTGGTAGACTGAAAAAGCCTTGGGTAGATGGTGCGTATATGCACGAAAAAGCTGAAAAGGCGCTCAGTAAAAACGCTAAACGTATTATGGAAATTACATTAAAGAAATGGATTGAAAAGCATGGTGGATTCTGATGTATTAACAGCTGTATCTAAAGCCGTACATACGGCACTTAAGGTGCCGATATACCTAGAATTCAAAGAAAACAATATGACGTTCCCGTGTGCATATATCAAGGTGATTGAACCTAGTATGGGAAGACATGTCGGTGATCTTTACAATACTTCTTTGGATTTAGACATCATGTATTACGCCAATAATCTTGATGTGGTTACTGATACGCGAAAACTCATTGATATTCCTAGTGTGCTATACCTACTGCTTGAATTTGTACAAATTGGGGAACGTACAATTATGGGCACAGGTATGAAGTACAAGATTTCAGATGGCGTGCTGCACTTCTTCGTAACGTATGAAAACATACTACGGAAAGTGGCCAAACCTGTCGAACGTATGAAGCACATGGAATTAACAGAAAGGGTAAAAGATGGCAGATGAAAAACAAGCAGTCGAGGTAACGACTGAACAACAATTTGATGCTTACGCTATCATTGCATCTGACAAATACAGACGGTATCGTGATTTACTCACTTGCCTTCTTAATGAAGATGAAATGTATACGGAAAGCGACATTGATAAGATTTTAAATCAGGCATTAACAACGCCTGTGAAAGGTTAGTGAAATATGGCATTAGGTGGTGGCACATTCTTATTCCACAATAAAGTATTGCCAGGTACTTATATTAACTTCGTATCCAAAGACCGAGCATATGCAGAAGTATCTGACCGTGGCTTTGGTGCGATGATGCTCTCCTTTGATTGGGGCCCAAGTGGTGAAGTGTTCCGTGTAGATAACGACACATTCCAAAAGGATTGCCAAAAATACTTTGGTTATGACTACGGTCATGACAAAATGAAGGGCTTACGTGACTTGTTCCGTGGCTTGAAAACTGGTTACTTCTACCGTTTAAATTCTGACGGTGCGCAAGCTACAAGCACAATCGGTAAAGCAAAATATAAAGGTATTCGTGGTAACGATTTGGGTGTATCTGTTCAAGCTGATCCAGATAACACAGGTAAATTTATCGTAACTACTTACCTCACTACAGGTGATGTTCGTAAAGCAGTAGATATTCAAAAGAACTTGAAAGATGCAACAGAATTACAAGATAACGATTACATCGTGTTCACTAAAACTGGTGCATTAACAGCTACAGCTTACACCGCACTATCCGGTGGTACTAACGGCTCTACAATCACTGTTAAGAACTACCAAGACGGCATCGATATGCTTGAACCTTACTACTTCAACACATTGGGTTACGCTGGTGCGGACGACACAATTAAAAACTTGCTTATTGCATTTACTAAACGCTGTCGTGAACAAAGTGGCGCTAAATTCCAATTAGTGATTCATGGTAAGACTAAGGTCAACTATGAAGGTGTTATCTCCATCCTTAATGACGTAACCGACGAAGGCGCTGAAAAAGGCTCTTTGGTGTATTGGACATTAGGTCAAGAAGCATCTTGTAACATCAACGCAACAGTAGGCAACATGATTTATGATGGTGAATACACTGTAAACGTTAAGTACAAACAGTTCGAACTTGAACAAGCTATCAAAGATGGTATGTTTATGTTCCACAATGTTACTGACTCCGTTGGTGGTAATATCCAAGGCGACGTTCGTGTATTGAAAGACATCAACACATTTACTGAATTCAGTAAAGTTAAAAACCGCGACTTCTCTCTTAACCAAGTCATTCGTGTATTGGATAATTGGGCAGTTGACGGCGCTAGATTGTTTAATAAAACACATCTTGATAAATCCCCTAATGACCAAGCTGGTCGTGAGTCCTTATGGGGTGACCTTGTATATCTTGCTGAGCAGTACCAAAAAGTACGTGCTATCCAAAACTTCGATGATAAGGATATCCCAGTACCTACGCAAGGCGATAACAAGGAAGATGTATTGGTTAACGTACAATTACAGCCAACTGTGGCTATGGAAAAATTGTACATGACTGTTGTAGTAGCCTAGGAGGATAACGCATGGCAAATGAAATTTTAGATGCATTGAAAACGATGGATGCAGCTGACGTTGTTTCTTCTAAATTAGCATCTTGCTATATCGTAGAGAACGGGAACAGATACTTACTGTTTCAAGCGAAGAAACTCAGCGCAAAAATCAAAAAGAATAAAGAAAAAGTGGCTATTTTGGCCCGCATTGGTGCGGGTAATAAGTCTACCTCCGTAGAATACAGCGGTAGCTTAACTATTTACCACAACACAGCTTTATTCGATAAGATGGTTGAAAAATACTTGAAAACGGGTGTGGATACATACTTTGACATGCAAGTAGTTAATAACGATCCTACTTCTAAAGCTGGTCGTCGTTCTGTAATTCTAAAAGGTGTGAACCTTGACGAATTAACGGCAGCTGAATTCGACGCTGAAGGCAAATACATTGAACAAGAACACAACTTCACTTACGAGGGTGTTAAATACGTTCAACACTATAATGAATTAGACGGGATGCAAGCCTAGTGCTTGCTCCCTTTTTTTAGGAGGTTTTTATAATGGCTGAAAATTTGAGCGCATTCCTTAAGCAAAACGTTGATGTAGTCAATGAAACAGAATACGTAGCATCTAAACGTATTAAAGTGAATGGCGAGCCTGTTGCGTGGAAAATCAAAACATTGGCAACAGATGAAACAGAAAAAATGCGTAAGAAATACACTAAACGCATTACTGACCGCATCACTCGTCAATCTGAAGAACGCTTCGATGCGACTGCATACAACGAAGATGTGCTATCTAAGGCAATCACTTACCCTAATCTATATGATGCGGAACTTCAAGATAGCTGGGGTGTTACTGAACCAGTTGAGCTTGTAAAAGCAATGCTCACACCTGGTGAATACGCTGACCTTTTGGCAGCAGTAACAGAAGCCCAAGGCTATGATGTCGGCATGGAAGATAAGGTAAAAGAAGTAAAAAACTCCTAGAATCCAATGAAACAGAAACGATGTTCGCATATTTGGCATTTGTTAAATACCATATGCGACCTTCTGTTTTTGCGGATATGGACATGAATGAAAAGGCTGTAGTAATTGCCTTTATTCAGCAACATGCCAAAGATGAGCAAGATGAAATGAATAAGGCAAAAAGGGGGTAATGAATGGCTACACTTTCTAACTATATAAGCCTCTCTACTAATATTCCTAATGCTATGAACGCAGCCGCAAACGCAACAACTAAAGCCTATCAGTCCATGAACACGCTACATAATAAGATGACTGGCGTATCAAATGCTAGTGAAACACTAAAAGCTAGCATGGGTGGAATCATGAACAGCTTTGCCGGTAACCTGCTGGCCAGTACGGTAATGAACGGTATTGGCGCCATAAAAGGTGCTATCGAATCAATTCAAGATACTGCTACTGAATGGGCGCAGGTTCAAGCTCGGCTCAAATTAGTAGCCGGAAGCCAGGAGAATGCTATTTACCTAAATAAGCAGATATTTGAATCCGCACAACGTGCAAGAGGCGGATATTTGGAAATGGCTGACGCTGTAATCCAGGTATCTCAATCCGCGCATGATGCGTTCCCGGACCCAAGAAAAGCTGTAGAATTCATGGAAGGTATTCAAAAAGTATTCGCTATCGGTGGTGCATCGAAAGAAGCACAAAAGAACGCTATGCTTCAGTTAACGCAAGGTTTAGCAAGCGGACAATTACAAGGTGACGAATTCCGGTCTATCGCCGAAAATGCACCTATGATTGAAAACATCATCGCTAAATCAATGGGCGTATCCCGTGGCGAACTTAAGAAGCTAGCTTCTGAGGGCAAGATTACTGCTGAAGTCATTAAAAACGCTATTATGAATAACTTGCCTGAGATTGAAAAGCAGTTTGAGTCACTTCCTAAAACATGGGGCGATCATATGCAGTCGATTAAGAATAAAGCTATTCGGGCGTTTGAGCCTGTGTTCCAACGAATATCCGACCTTGCTAATAGCGAGGGCGTCCGTGAGTTAGTGGACAACGTAACTGGAGCTATCCAAACGGTAGCGCCGGTATTCTATTGGCTCGTAGGCGTTATAGGCGAAACGATTAACACGGCAGTATGGGCATTTAACACGTTGTCTAACTTTGTTAGACAACACTCGTCTATCATGTATACGGCTATGATAATATTGGGCGGCGTTATGGCGTTTTATGCAATCCAAGCCGGTATAGCAGCCGGAAGAACGATTCTCGCTGCAGGGGCTATGGCGATTAAAACCGTAGCAGATTGGGCGGAAACTGCTGCCATTTTGGCAATGATTGTAGCTCAAGAAGGATTGAACGCCGCATTATATGCGTGTCCGTTAACATGGGTAATCGGCTTGATTGTTGCAGTTATAGTTATAATCTACTTAGCTGTAGAAGCTATTAACTATTTCTGTGATGCGAATATTAGCGTACTAGGAATCGTAGTTGGCGCTTTTTGGGCGTTCGGTTCCGCTATTTTCAATGTGTTCGCATTGGGATGGAACATTATCGCAGCATTTGTTAATTTCTTGGCCAACGTATTTAAAGACCCATTACACGCAGTCGCTAACTTGTTTATCGATATATGGAATGGTATTTGGCAATTCGTAAAAGCCCGGATTAACGATATTATCGATGCGATTAACAAAATCCCTGGTGTAAATATCGATAAAGTAGGCGGGGCTACCGGTGTAATAGAACGATTCGAGATTGCCGGCGGTGAAACCACTGTCATGGGTAAGATGGATTATTCTAGCGTTACAGGGGCTTTCGGTGAAGGCTATAACATTGGGGCTAACCTTAGCCTAGGTGACTTAATGCCTAACATGCCTGGTGTTAAAACTCCTCAAGAGTTTGACGCTAGCAAAATTACTCCTGGCGCCGATCATGATGCGGCCGATAAGACTAAGAAAAACACAGGTAAGACTGCCAAAAACACAGGCAAGATTGCCAAGTCTATCGACATGACAAATGAGGAAATCAAGGCACTCCGTGAAAGCGCTATCGATAAGTCCTTGAAGAGATGGCAAGATGCCAATGTAATTCACATCCAAATGAATAACGATGTGGAAATCAATAACGGCACTGACCTAGATGGCTTTACAAGTCAAATCTCGAAAGGCTTGAAAGATGCATTTGCAATTCAAAGGGAGGGAATCTAAATGTATTACTTCTATATGGGGACGATGCAGATACCGATTCCCCCTAAAGAATTAACCACTACTATCAATGGCAAGAACGAAACAATGGAGTTATTAGGAAAAGGTGAAGTTAATGTTATTAAGCCTGCAGGGCTTACTGACATTGCTTTTAAATTCTTATTGCCTAACTCCGATTATCCATTTAATGAGTCTTTGTTGTTTAAGTCTAAAAAGGCTAAGTACTACATCGATGAACTCGAAAAGCTTAAAACTACAAAGACGATCTTCCAATTTATCGTAGTTCGAATGAAACCAGGCGGACAGATGCTAGCCATGACTAACATGAAATGTACGCTCGAAAACTACGTCATAGAAGAAGATGCAGATAACGGATTTGATTCTTATGCTAACGTAACGTTGAAACAATGGAAAGATTGGGGCGCTAAACGGATTGAAGTAAAAACCGATAAGGACGGTACTGCAAAAGGTAGCGTTAAGTCGGACAGACCTACGGATGGTAAGGTGGCCGCATCAACTGCCAAAGTCTCCAAAGGGCAGACTTTACAACAAATCGTTAAGAAGCAGCTAGGCAATACGGATAACCTATTCCAAATTGCTGCACTTAACAAAATCGCTGTTCCCGCTATCTTGGGAGTTGGCCAAGTTGTCCAGCTTAAACGAGAGGGTAATAACGAATGGCTATAGATGAAAAGAAAACAGTCGAAAAATCTCAAATCAAAGGCACTATCATTCCGTTACCCATGCCGTTGCAACTACACTATGAGTTAACCATCAGAAACAAAAGCACTGGTGATTTATGGCTCATAGAACCTGAAGACGGCGTACAAATTACGAGAGCAGTTGACTGCGTTCCAAGTAAGATGACATTCAAAGTACCTAAAGACCCTAACCTCAATTTTGAAGAAGGTGATACTGTTAAGTTCACCTTAAACGGAGGAGCGGTGTTCTTTGGGTATGTCTTTGAGAAACAGCGTGACGGTAAGAACTCTATATCAGTAACTTGCTATGATCAGATACGCTATCTCAAGAATAAAGACTGTTATGTTATCGGGGCTATGACGGCGACAGAATTCATCAAAATGGTGGCCGATGACTTTGGGTTGAAATGTGGTTATATGGACGATACCGTGTGGAAAACTCCGGAGAAACCTCAAACCATATTCAAAGATAAGTCACTGCAAGAAATGATATGCCAACTACTCGATAAAACGGCTATTTACACTCCTAATCATGCATTCTACCATTTGTATGATGATGCGGGAGAGTTACGGCTAGCATCGTTTGAGACTATGAAAACAGATATTTACATTGATGATGAGTGTATGGAAGACGTGCAATATACGACTTCCATAGACAAGGAAACATACAACTATGTAAAAATCGTCCGCACAGTTCCAAATGGTGCATCAAGTAAGTTGGAGAACACTTTTATAGCTAAAGACGATAAGAACATCGAGAAATGGGGCAGATTACAGTATCTGCTCATTCCTAAAGAGAAGGACGTCAACGCAGTAGCACAAGCCAAGGCAATCATGGCTCACAAAAATAAGAAAAGCCGTGAGATTAAGTTGAAAAACGTCATTGGCGATGTGCGTGTGCGCGGTGGATCCTTGGTGTACATCAATCGAAACTTTGGCGATATGATTGTTAATAATTACATGATGGTGACGTCTGTTACCCATACATTTAAAACAGGATTTCATGGAATGGATTTAGATTTACGATACGTTGATAATGATGCGGCTTATGAAGTTGCAAAAGACGAAGATGCGGAAGCGGTTAAGAAGATTGAAGCTGCTAAGAAAACCAAAGGTACTGCAGTCACTACTGGGGCAGGCGGTACAGCGGGTCAAGTTGATACCGCATTCAGCGCCAATGACGGCCGAGTATCTCAATATGGCAGTCAAGGCTGTGCTGACACAGTATGCGCTACTGGGTCTTGGTACAATTCTGATTTGAAAGATGAGTACAACAAAGGCACGGCAAGAGTTGATACGCTTCGCCAAAATCTCGAGGCTAAAGGTTATACAACGGAACAATTCAACGGATACGCTAATAAAGGCGATTTGTTGATTTATGGTGATGATGAACACGTTGTTATTGCAGATGGTGCAGGCGGATGCTTCGGTAATTCTTCTAAACGTGGCTATGCTATGAAATATGGTAACGCAAATTACGCATGGCACAACGACGAAGCGCCGACTAAGATTATTCGAATGGGGGCTAAATAATGGATAGCGAGTACATGAAAATCGTTAACACGGTTAAAGAAATAGCGAGCACCGTTATATCGAATGGCGAACCTATGGAAGTAATCGTCGGCGAAGTTGTCAGTGTGTCACCGCTTGCTATTAAGATTGACCCAAAGCTAACCGTACCTGAAGAAAATATTATTCTTACTAAAAACACCTGTGAATGGACTATGGAGATGAGCGTTGATCATGTTACAGAAAACCGAGCAGGTGGTGGCGGTATGGCTGAATTTGCTAGCCATAACCACGACTACGTTGGCCGTAAGAAGTATCTCGTTCATAATCAATTAGTCATGGGCGACAAAGTCATTATGCTGAAGGAAACAGGCGGACAGCGTTACATAGCATTAGACCGTTGGTATAACCCGAACAGGGGGTGCACGACTAAGTAATGGCAGATAATTTACTATTACCAAAACAAAATAACGATGCGCTTATTCCTGACACAGTGAATTACATTGAACCGTCGCATACGTATGATGTTGATTTTAGAACGGATAGCCAAATTAGGGGCTATGCGGATAAGTTGCGAGCTATGGAGCAAGCAATTTATAAAATCATCAACACGGAGCGATACCAATATATTATTTACAGTTGGAATTACGGCATCGAACTACAAGACTTATTCGGCCAGCCAATTCCGTATGTGTATGCCGAGTTACAGCGACGCATAGAAGAGGCTTTACTGAATGACGATAGAATCACTAAAGTATACAACTTTGACTTTAGCCACGAAGGTGGTGACGTCATGGTTGAATTTGATGTAGATACCATCTATGGTACGCTACAAAAAATCAAGAAAGGGGTGAAAGGTATTGTATGAGCATATGACGGCCAATCGAATTGAAAAACGAATGCTCGATAGAGTTAAAGATGAATTCGATCGGCGCGAAGGTAGTGTTATATACGATGCTACAGCTCCAGCAAGTGTAGAGTTTGCAGAACTCTACATCCTAGCAGATGTTATTTTGAAACAAGCGTTTGCAACTACGGCAGACCGTGAGTTCTTAATACTTCGGGCGGCAGAGTTTAATATTTACCCGGAACCGGCCACGCAAGGCGAATTTGAAGCCCAGTTTAATATGGAAGTACCGATTGGCTCCAGGTTTAATTACAACGAATATAACTTTGTTGTAACGGAGATAATCGACGACACGGAACATAAGTACAAGCTCAAATGCGAACAGTACGGACGCACCCCTAATGCGACTACAGGTGATATTACGCCAATCCAAGGTATTAACGGCCTTACCTCCGCTAAGATATTGAAAAATATCACGCCGGGCGAAGATGAAGAAGACACAGAAGTATTTAGAAAACGATACTTTGATGCTTTGAAATCAAAAGCTTATGGTGGCAATGGTGCTGATTACAAGGAAAAGGTATTAGCTATCCCAGGTGTAGGTGGTGTTAAAGTATACCGCTGTTGGAATGGTGGCGGTACAGTTAAGTTAGTCGTCTTAAATAGCGACTACAAACCGGCAGCAGATGAACTGATTAAGGAAGTAGAGAACGTTATAGACCCTGCACCGAAAGGCAAAGGCTATGGACTCGCTCCTATTGGTCATACTGTAACAATCGAAAAGGCCGAACCTGTAACTGTCAACTACCGAATTGAAGTAACTATGATGAGCGGGCATAACGTTAACGAAATTCAAACCCTTGCAGAAAATGCTATTAAGCAACGATTACTTATTCGTGCTAAAGAATGGTGTAATCAAGACGAGAAGGATCATGTTATTCTTCGGTCTAGCCTGGTAACAGCTTTGATGGTTGAACTTCCTAACGTTCTTGATGTAGGCAGAATTACCGTAAACGGTGCCGCTATATCAAAACTAGAATTAAAGGATAATCAAATCCCAGTATTAGGGACGATTACTTTGGTGGCAGTATGATTACAGATTTCGGTATTTTTAAGCGAGATATTGATATCTCACAATTCGCCGTTCCGCTAACTCGAGATTCTCGGGATATCCAAGAAGTGTATCGAGTGGAGTCGGCTGAATTACAACTACTATGGGATATCATGCTAGATATCTTTAAGGAAGAATACATCTATACCGCATCAGATTACGGACTTGAAGCATGGGAACAAATATTAGGCATCAATCCTCCGGATTTGACAGACACAGAAGGGCGCAGAAGTGAAATATTATCGGTATTAATCGGACAGCGTCCTTTTACTCTGCCAAAAGTACAAGAAATGCTCAATTTTAAATTCGGTAATCACGTAGTAGAGCACTCTGTTGTATCTGATAGGTATGAGTACTGGCTAGACGTAGTAGATGGCTTTGAGACTCAATTAAACAATATTATTGATTATGTCGAGCCTTTAATTCCTAAGAACTTAATCATCAAAACGAAAAGTACTACTCAACTTAATGGCGAAATATATATCGGTGCTATCTCCGATGTATATGAATCCTTCCATGTCGGGGCGGCATTAGATAAGTTTGACTTCAAAGTAGGCTCTGATATTAATATAGGCATGAGCTTCGACGTATTAGAAACAATTAAAGTATAAGGAGAACACATGGCTTCTATTTATCCAAATACACGATTAACCAATTATGGCCGTGAGTTAATCGCAAGATCGCAAGCAACAGGTAAGAAGTTGCAATACATTAAGCTGGTTACGGGCGACGGTCAGCTCGATAATCAAAATATCGATACTATGACCTCTGTAATAGCTCCAAAATTGGAGTGCCCGTTTACCTCTAATGGTGAATTTGTAGGAGATGGTCAATTTAGAATTGAATTTGCAGTAGGCAATAGTACAGTAACCAGTGGATTCTTTGCTAGGGAATTAGGCGTATATGCTAATTTAGAAGGTGAATCTGATTCCGCTGCTAGATTAATTGCATATAGTAATGGCGGTAACTACGCATCCTATATTCCGTCTAAGGAGACACCGATTAATTCTAAAGTATTCTCCTTAGATGTTGTAATTGGCAACTCAACAAATGTAACCGTTAAGAAGATTGATGCGGCGTATCTGACAAGAGGTGCATTAGAGGCCCATAGCCGTGATACAAGTGCGCACGCTCCTATCACAGACCAAATTAAAGCAATCCTCGGTAGTGCTAACTGGAAAGACTCTCCGGCAAGTACGCTTGTTACAATTAAAAACTTATTAGGTCAAGGCGCTATCGTGGCATCTAAGCTCGATGCTAATGCGGGCTTTGTTAAATTTGCGAATGGTTTCACTATCCAGTGGGGATTAACTTGGTTTTTAAATCAAAATACGTATAGTGATGTAACATTACCTATCAGCTGTAGGGTGTTAATGGCAATATGTAGTGATGATTCTGCAGGAACTTCGACACGAGGAGATGAGTTCTTTGTGTCTTGGAATAGTGGATTTTCAAATAACAACAGAACATCTATTCGCTTTTTAACTAATCGGGGCAACGCCGGCAACTTTACCTGGCTGTGCGTTGGAATCAGCTAATTATCTACTCCCATGCCGTAGTTCTATAGGCACTTGTTAAACTATCTCCAGTGGGTAATTGGCGGTCAAGATAATGTAGTCAAGACAGAAGTGACATTTCCTATTAGATTTACAAGATTATTCATGGCAAATGCGATTGATGCGTATTGGAGTGGGTCAGATACACCAAGATATTTTGCAAACTCTGTAAGCGAAAGCAACAATACAAAAGCTGTATTTGTGGCGAGTGATAGATATGCTGCATCCTATTACTGGTTCGCTCTAGGAATTATCTAATTACCTACTGCGATATATCTGCCCCAAGCACTAGTTTTATTTAATCCATCTCTCGCCGCCTGAGAATATACTTTAACCCCTGTTCTAGTATGCTCTCTAAATGAATGGACCTGGTTATCAGTATTGTTGCCATTCACATCATTACCAACTGCTGCGAAGCAGGTAGTATCAAAAGAAACAGGAAATGAAATTGTACCTCCTATTGGTACGTTATTAAACGCTCCCCACTGGGGAGTTACCTTAGTAATTCTATGGTTTTTCGTAGCTCACGAATAGTTTTGTGTGTATACACCCTAGTAGTGATATCGCCTTGTTTGTGGCCAAGCAATGAACGCAAAGCGTTAGGTGGTGCGACTGAGTCGAGGAGACTTGCGAATGTGTGCCTGGTATCGTGGATAGTATGCTTACAGTTAAGCTGTTTCATAATATCCCGGAAATGCTTACGGAATGATGTGTAGCTGATAGTGAATAGGTAATCGCTAGTATGTAGTTGCTCTATTATAGGCATGATGCGGTGGTGGATAGGAATGATACGACCCTCGCCGGCTTTTGTTTTAGCGTGTCTGACGATGAGGTATGATGATCGTCTATGGATGTCTTGCTTGCGTAAATTAAGTAGCTCACCTATGCGTAGTCCGGTGTAAAGCAGTATTAAAATCATACGGGAATAAGGAGTATCTATTGCCCATAATTTGTTGATTTGTTGGCGTGTAAATACTTTTCTCATAATCGTTGGTATATTAGGGCCTAGGGTTAAGTGTAAGGCGTAATTAGTGATAGGGTAATCCTTAATGATTGCGTAATTAAATAATTGATTAAGTAGTGTACGGACTTTCTTACAAGATGAGTAGGAGAGTCCTTTTACGTGCATGGATTTAATCACATTTTGAAGGTGCTGAAAATGAATATCCGTGATAGGCATATCCGCTATGTTGGATATGTGTTTAAAAGCAATGTGATAAGATTTAGCAGCGCTATCAGAAATAGACTGCGAGTGAATAGGCAACCACTCGTTAAATAGTTGTCTTAATGTAATGGTATTGCGTTGTCTACGGTTTAATATAACAGCGTAACGGCGCATAATTTCACCTCCGAAAGGATACGACTATGAATCAATATGTATTTGTGTTAAACGAAATGGGCGAACGAATTACGTCCTATGTTGATAATACAGTAACGCAAGAGCAGTTGTTAGCAACTGCAAAACAAGAATGGCCAGATGCAGCAGATTATATTTACTCTGCAGATGGTGATAGCATGCTAGATGAATTTATGAAAGGTAAATTCTATATAGACGGCAAATTCGTTGCGCCTGATCCGTATGTTCCTACAAAGGAAGATAAGATTAACGCAATCAAATCTGAATACGAGCCTCGCTTCAAATCCTTAGAAGAGGCTCAGCGCAGATTGTTATTAATGGGAAAACCTACTGCAGCTATTAGCGCGCAGTATATTAAATTGAATAACGAGATGGTAACACGTATTAAGGAGGTACAATAATATGCCTAAATATATCGGAGAAAGTAAAGTACCTGTTATGGAATTCTGTGAGTACTGCTGGGAAGTGCTTAACGAAGACGGAACATGCCCAACAGAGGGCTGTGTCCATAATGATTTAATGGACGAGGTAATCAAAGATGAAACTTCCGGTACTACACAACCTTAATGCAATTAAAGGTGAAGCAATTTCTATTAATATCGGCTATAACAACCTTGTTGATGAGGGCAGCTTGTTTGCATGTGTTCGTAAATATGCGGATAGTGAAGAATATAAGGCGAAGTTTAGTATCGATGTATCTACCGATAATTTAGAGGATGATGAGCTTTGTAAAATCACTCTATCCTTAGATACTGGAACTCTAGATGTAGGTAAATACCAATGGGATTTATTCTTATGGAGTGGCGACCACCCTATTAAATGTCTAGTTAAAGGGCAACTTAATATAATTCAAGGTATTAGTAATAGGGGGAAATAATGAACGATGTAAATATTCACATTAATGAAGATAAAGAACGAATTAAAGTTAAAGACAATCTTCAAATAGTTAAACTGCAAGGACCAAAAGGCGACCCTGGACCACCTGGTCCTCCTGGGCCTCCAGGTGAACCTGGTAAAAATGGCGTTGATGGTGTAAACGGCGAGCGAGGTATTCAAGGGCCACCAGGACCTCCTGGTAAAGACGGAATTAACGGAGCGAAAGGTGAACAAGGCTTGCAAGGTCCGCCTGGACCACCAGGAAGAGACGGAGCTAAAGGCGAACCAGGAACTCCTGGACAACCTGGCCCAAAAGGTGAACCGTTCAAATATTCCGATTTTACTGCTGAGCAATTAGCATTACTTAAAGGCCCTAAAGGTGAACAAGGCCCTCCTGGCCCTCCTGGAACTGGTGCTAATGTAGATTTATCAGCATATGCAACTAAACAAGATGCCGACAATCTGTATCTAAAAAAAGTTGATATAAGAAGCTACCTTGCTATGCTAGGTGACCCTAAGTACGCATACAAAACAGAGTTAACTAGTTATTTACTAAAAACCGATGCTGAAACCAACTATAGCAAAAAGACTGAATTAGATA